GCCGAGCAGGCCGCCGGCAAGGCCGCCGATGGGCCCGAGCACGGCACCGCCGAGAATGCCGCCGAGGACACGGCCGATGGCGTCCTTCTTCTGTTGCCCGACGTTGGTCTGGCGCGGAGGCTCGGCAAGAGCCGCCGGCATCGGGCTGAAGGCGGGCCCGCCCTGTACCGGTGGCCGGATATCCATCGCGCCTTCCGGGGTCGGCATCTCGCCGGAGACGACCCCGGGCTGGCCGGGGACGGGCGTCGGGGGGCGGACAACGGAGCCGCCGCCGAAGCGATCGTTGAACGCCTCCATGCTGATCGGCTGGGGCGCGGGCATGGCCGGGGACGGCAGGGGGCTGGCGATCGTCGCGGCGCTGGCAGGAGGCACCCCAAAGCCGGGGACCTCAGCAAAGGGGATGGCGAGATTGGGCGGCGTGGCCTGTGCCGGAGGCGCTCCGAAGACCGAATTGATGCCGTCCTGCGCCGTCATCGCCGGCTGTGGTTGCCGGTTTGCTGTAGAACCGGGAAGGTCCGCAATCATGCCCGGCGCGGCCGGGGCAAAAGCGTCGTCGAACCGCTGGGACATCAGGTCCGGAGGCGCGCGCGGCATGGGAGGCGCGGGGGTGAAGAACTCGCCGCCCGTGCTGCCTGCCTCTACGGTCCCGACTGCCGGGGGCGGGCCCGGGAAGGATGCGCCGTTGAGGTCCGGCAGGCCGGCAACCTGCCACGCGCTCGATCGCGGCCCCGCCGCATCCGAGATGCGGTCCGTCAGCGACGGCATGCCGGTGAATGCCTCGGGCGGGTATGCGCTCGGGTCGGCGCCGACGCCAGTTCCGGGGAGCGCCGTCAGTTCCCGCTCCATCATCCGGCGGGTGTCGCGCAGATCTCGGGCCAGGCCGCGCGACTCCATCGCGCCGCCGAAGTCGGCAATCTCCTGCCGCGTCTTCAGCCGGTGCTGGTAGTTGTCGAAGCGGTTGCGGCCGAGCTGGTTGCCGGGGGAGTAGAGCTCATCGTCGAGAAACCGGCGCTCGGGCTCCGGAGCGGCGACGGGGAGAGCGCCGGGCACCTCCATGCGGCCGGCGACGGTCGGCTGCCACGGGGCCGCGGGCATGCCGCCAGCCGGGCCTTCGGGGCGCGCCGGGAACGACGACACGAACGGGGCGTCTGCCGTGGCGCGCGCTCCGGGGATCGCATCAGTGCGAGCCTGCGCCGCTGTCTCCGCATCGTCGAACGAGGCAAAGCCACGCTGGACGGGCGGGTTCTGTCCGGCCGCGAACGCTGCCTTGGCCTCATCCTCGCTGACGCGCTGGCCGTTGATGATGGTCGGAACCGTGACGATCTCGCTCGGCATCCCGACTTCCGCCGCGTCGAACGTCGTCGTCTCTTCGGTCGAGAACGAGCCGTCACCATTGGCGAGCGCCGGACGCGTCACGTCGATGGGAAAGCCGAAGGGGTCGCGCCGGGGGTTCATCCGCGGATCGGGCGTGGAGGATGCGTCCGGGGCACCGCCCCCATTCCAGACGAAATTGCTGGGACGCATCGGGGGCGTCGGCATCGCCACCTCGAGAGGCGGGCGGATGCGCGGACCCATGTCGAGCACACCTTGCGCCGTGGTCGGGCCGACAGGAGCGGAAGCGATCGCCCTGCGCGGGTTGAGGCGGGGGCCGGCGTCGAGGACATCGGTCGCAGACCGCATGCTGCCCATGTCGGGGGGGATCGGCGCGGAGGCGACAGGAGCACGGAGGGGGTTGGGGCGAGGACCGCCCATGAGCACGTCCCGCGCGCTCGCCCCGGTCAAAGCCTCGTCGATCGGAAAGCCAGACGCTTGTGCCCATTGGGGCGGCGGCTGGATGGCCGGGTTGGCCATGTCGAACGAAGGCACGGGCATGGACGAAGGCGGCTGGACCCCGAGCGACGCCGTCTCAATCATGCCCGGCGCAAAGCCGAGAAGCGGCGACGGCATTTCGGGGATGGCCGTGCCGCCGCCGGGGTCGATCAGGCTGGCGATGGCGGATTGTGCCGTCTGCGGCTGCTGATCGACTGTCCCGAGATCGCCGCGCCCGAACAGGCTGACGAGGACGCCGGAGCGCGGTGGCGCGTTCCTGACGGTCGCCTTTCGCGTGGCGGCAGTCGCGTCATAGAGCGCGGTGGCGATGTCGTCCGGAGGCTGGCCATCGACCCATTGCCCCTTCTTCCCAACCCAGGCACCGATTTTCTCAGCGCTGCCGGGCGCGAAACCCCCATAGGACCAATACCGTGACTGCCCCTTCGCAAGGTGGGCACCGTCAACCAGATCCATGTGGGTCCATTGCTGGCCACGATTCGCGCCGCCGTAGCGATTGACGCCGATCGACCCGAAGTTCGCGACCCAGTTCTGTGCGAGCGGGGTTAGCGCCGCGCCCGTAATCTGCTTGCCTTGAGGGTCGAAAATGCGAACATCCGCCGCGCCGGGCCCGTCGAGGATGTGCCGCCCTGACGACGAGGCGCCCGAAGTGCCCTTCTTCTCGGCGACGACGCCGGATCGCACCTGGAATGAGTACCCGGGACCGTAGGTGCGGCCCACGGCGTATGCGATCGCGTCGGTCAGCGCCGGGGGCGGCGCGATACTCCTGCGGGCGCCCCGCATTTCGGCAGGACGTTGTGTCGCCAAAGCGAATGCCATGGAGGGCTTCCTGTGGTAGTTCTTTAGGGCGAAATGGAACGGGCCCGCTGATGCGAACCGCTTTGCTTCTGGTCGCGATGACCATTCCCGCTGCTGCGTATGATCTGCCGATCCGCGAAGGCGTCACCTACTGCACCGACACGCTGGAGATTTCCTCAGAAGGCGTGTTTGGCCCCGACCATGAATGCATGGCCGTCGTGCCGCCAACCCGAGGCGGCGCCGTCCTGCTATTGTGCGAGAATGCCGAGCCTCAATACGGTCCTCCTTGGACCGATGCCGTTGCCGTTATTGAGAATGAGGCGGCGAATACGCTTCTGTTTGTCGATCACGACGGGCCGTCGGAACTAACGCCCTGCTCCGCCCAATGACCCTCGTCCTCACCGTCCTCGGCGCTGCCGCGATCCTGCTCCTCCCCATGGGGCCGGCGGTCGGCGTCTGGTTCGGAGCAGCGATCCTCGGTGGCGCGATGAAGCGCCCCTATTGGCCCCACTTCTCGCCTGTAAGAGCCGCCCTGCGGGACACCGGAGCAGTTCTCCGTGTCGTGTTCCGGGGCGGTTGAGCGGCACGATGCGCGACAAGACGCCTCGCGAAGAATCCTTGCCGCGTCACCGGACAAGGCCGGCGCCGCCCGGGCCGGTGCCAACTCTCGAGCAACTGGCCGTCCACGTTGATTGGACGTGGCTGGTCTGCGATGGCTGCGGAAGGGCGAAGCCCATCCGATACGCCCCGCTGATCGAGCGATACGGCGGCGCCGCCTCAAGCAACCTGATCCGGCACAATGCCCGATGCACCGGATGCGGGCATAAAGGCGCCAGCCTGTTCCACCCCAGCGCAGGCGGTCCAAACGGATGGGCCCCCTTCCCCGTGGATGAACCCCGGACCGCAGCATTTGATCGAATCTATGCCGAGCTCGGGCCGAAGGACTGAGCCGGCCTCATTTTTGACATCTAGGGCATCCGGTGTACGCTGCACCTGGCTGGGAGGGCCGATGTCCGGAGATGAAGGGGAACCTGACCCCGCTACGCGCAATTGTTTCCTGAAGGTGATCGCCTGCGTGGGGGTCGCCTTCTTGGCTCTCGCGTCGGGCGTCGAGAACTTGGTCACGTACCTCTTCGGGCCCGGCGTTCTCTGGATCGTCGGGGGCACCTACATAGCGGGTATCTGGGCTTACGAGACGTACTGCAGGAGTGACCCATGAACGCCGAGCACGATTTCTGCACCACGTGCGCCGCTATCGGCAACTATATGCCGTGGGGTTTTCTCATCGGCGGCGCTATCGTGAGCGCGCTCCCTGGGATATTCCCCGGCTGGCAGGAGGGCGCCGCGTATCTGATGGCGTTCGCACTGGTCGTGCTCGCAATGAGCTACGTTTTGAAGCGCCTGACGCGCCATGCCTAACGACATTCAGCTGCTCCTGATCTCCGCCATCGTCCCGGTCGGCTCGGTCCTGTTCGCCCTCAGCATGCTGTGGTTCTCCCGCCCCAAGAACAAGCACCCCCGTCTCCATCCCGGCGAATGAGCGATCGCGACGGCAACGCCGATCTCCGCGACAAGATCTGGCTGGCACAGTGGCTTCGAGAGATTCTCGTGTGCCTGTGCATCATGGGTTTCTTTGGTTTCGCGATCGTAGCCGCGATACTCGCGCCCGCCCGATACTCCAACATGCCTTGGCTCGAAGATCTGCCTTTGGGATTAGCCATGGCGGCAACTGCCGTCTTCCTTGTCGCCGCCATACGATGGGGTTGGCAGTTGAAGCGTGGCGAGCGCCTACAGGACAAGCTTGAAGCCGAAGCTTATGCCCGGGAGCTTGAAAGGGAAATCGACTAGGCGCCCTTACGCGTAGCGTATTTCAACCGGAGGTATTCTTCGTACTCCTGCGGCAAAATCCGGTTCTTTTCGAGTTCCTCGAACAGCCCTTCCTTGTCCGCTTTGACGGCCCGCTCGCCCATGACGACACGCCCCATCGCAGATCGCGTGCCGGGGCTGGCAAGAGGCGGCGGTGCGGGCGCTGTCGCCAAGCGCTGTTCGTAGAGCGGGGAGCGCTGGCGGATGGCCGTGTCGGCCTTGCCCAACGCGCTTTGGGCCATTCTATTGCCAGCCACCTTCGCGCCGAACGGCACGGCCGCAGCCGCTGCCAAGCCGAGGGGCCCGCCGAAGTGAAGGCCCATGCCGCCCATTAGCGCGGCCAGCGCGCCTCCGCCCCCACCGAGATTGCCGATGCGTCGAGTGAGATTGCGAATGGGCGTCCCCCTCGCGATCTCATCCATGATCGCTAGTTCCTCCGGGGAATACCCAGCTTTGAGCCGGTCGCTCTTGAGGATAGCGCCGACGCGGGAACGGATTCGGTTTTCGAGATTGCCGCCGGAGTTGGCGACTGCTGCGTCAAGCTCAGCGTTCTTCTCGACGCCACGTATGCGTTCGCTCCGCTTTCCAGCGGCGTAGTTGCCCATCGCGTCCTTCCAGACACCCCCGGCGGCGGCAGCGGGTCCAGCCACAACACTCGCCGGATCAGGGTTCGCAATGAACTTGTCAATCTCCTTAATCGCCTCGACGGCTGCCTTCTGCCCTGTCGGGTTGTTGAAGTTTTCGGCAGCTTTCCGGAGGGCGGCGCGGACGGAGTGGAGATCATCAATTGACGCGAAGGCGCCGGACTCGGCAGGCTTGGTGAGCCCCTTGAGTTCCGTGTAGACTGACTTGGCGCTTTCACGGGTATCCCTGTAGCCCGCCTTGAAAAGCCGCGACTGCAACTTCAAGGCCATGTTCTGGACGGCGGCAGGAGAATAGCGCACGTCCATCTGCCGCGCCATGTCGAAGCCGAATCCTCCGGTATCGACGAGTTCCTTGCTCGTCGGGACCTTAACCGGGGCCTTGCTCCGAGTCGCCGCGCCGGCCCATCCCAGCCCCCCGCGCGTCCCCACACCGACAGGTGTTCCGACCAGCGCGGCGTCAGTGATGTTCGCGATGCCCTGGTCGCTCGTGGGATCAACCCGACCGGACATCACGTCATCAATGCCACCGATCAGGCGCTTGCCGGCCCCAAGGATGCCAGCGTTGGAGTCGAACGAGACATTGCCATGCTCGTCCTTGCTGAACGGCAAGAGCGTGCCGGAGTAGGGCTTCTGTGGGGCGCTCTTGACGACGCGCAGGGCCGTCTCCTGATCCGGCGCTTCGACCTCGTAGGTCTTGCCGCCGTACTGGACCTCGAACGTCGCCATTAGGGCTTCTCCCGGATGCGAACGCCGGGCTCGATCTCTGTCCATCCGTCCGAACCATCCCCCCCGCCGCCTTCCAGAGGCTCACGCGGCGGCCCGTTCCCCGGCCCATGGATGATGTCGAGATAGATGTTCTTCAGGCGCTTGAGGTTGTAGGTGAGTTGCTCTTGGCTCTGCGACTGCTCGACCGAGCCGAGGACCGATTGCAGCAAGCGGTTCTCCTGTTCCGACACCTGACCGAGAGCACCACCTGTCGGTGACGCATCGCGCATCGCCTGAAGCTGCCCGAACCCGACATTGGCCTTAACGGTATCGAGCAGCGAAGACACGTTGGCGGCACCGGAGCCGGGGATATTCTTGAGAATGGTGCCGCCGATGCCGGTCGTCGTGCCCGGCGAGGACTCGATGGCCTTCAAGGTACGGTCGATGTCCTGGGTGACAATATCCGCCTTCATCTGGCGGTTCTCGCTCGCGGCAGCGTCCTGCTTCGACGTATCGGCCGGCCCGCCGGGGATGCGGCGCATCTGCTTGGCGCCAGTCACCGGATCCTTCACCAGCTCGTAGCCTTGCGGAATCGTCCCGACAGTGTCGATGCTGACACTCGTGCCGCCGCCGCCGACTGCGGACAACTTGTTGCCGGGGCCGAGTTGGTAGGGTCGCGTGTCGTCAGGGGCGATGCCGAACTGCGCCCGTTCAGCGGGATCCGTGAGAGGCCGATACGCTTCGGTCGGCTCGAACCGCTTCTTGACCGATGCGCCGAAGAGCGCTTCTCCGACCTCAGGACTGCCTTCGACGATCGACAGCTCTTCGGGCGAAAGGTCCATGCCACTCTGGCTGCGCATCCATGCCGACATGGCGGCAGCGCGGCGCTTCCTGTCGGCCTCGGCCTGCGCCTTCTCCTGCTGCGCAAGCATCCGGTCCTGCATCTGCGTCTTGGCGTTCATCGCATAGGGCGCGTTCTGGGCAACGTTCTGGAACCCCTGCTGCAACGTCGGCGCGCCGAGCAGCGACAAGCCCGCCATCGTGACCATGGGGTTGCTGCCCCAGGGGATGCGGGGCGGCTGTCCGCCAAGGATGCTGCCGCCGCTCTGGCCGAAGCCGGAGCCGCCGAGAATGGATGCCATGTCAGGTGTCCTCAGTATCTGCCGCCGGTCGTGTACCCGGCCGGATCGGCGCTGGCGTCATCAGAGCCCGCGAGCAGCGCCCCGCCAGCGCCGCCGGCGGCCGTCAGACCGGCAATGCCGTACTTGCGAAGGATGTCGACGATACTGTCGTCGAAAACGACGAAGTTGCGGGTGAGACCCTCGTCTCTCACGCGCGAGCCCGCATCGAGATAGCGGATTCCCTTAACGCCGGCGTCGCGCAATATCTCCGCCGCGACCCCGTCGCCGTACTCTTTCGCGAGAGCCCGGTAGAGATCCTTGCCAGTGGCGTCGTGGCCCAGGCCGGGAGCGCTTACTGAGACTATCCGGTCCAGAACATACTCCGACTGCGACGCGAGCGGCTCATCCCAGTCAAGCATCTCATCCGGGGTGGCGTTGATCTCGACCTCGTACATGCTGCCCGGTGCCTGCCGCTGGAGCCCCGCGTCCTCGATAGCCCTTCTTGCCATCTCGTAGGCGTCGTGAAACTCCTTCGACTGGCCCGGGTGATCGTGGAACTGTCCCTGCTCGGCGAAGTTCTTGAACGCCCATTCCCATCCGTCGCGATCAACCTCATCATCGAGCCTCACGCCGAGTTCATCGGCAGCGAGGCGGGCCATTTGTTCGGTCTCGTAGAAGACGTCGTCGGCGCTGCGGAACCCATAGTCGCCGCTTGAAAGCCGATCCCTGTAGCCCTTTGCGATCCCCTCGCGCTCAGCGAAATACCCGCCTCGGCCATAGGCCTGCGCGCCCTCGCCCGAACCGATGTGCGAGAAGTCGAACCGGTCGAAGTCATGCGGCGAGCCGTGATAGGCACGGATTGCCGGACGCGCCGCATCAAGGCCAGCGTTCGCGGCACGAACGCCCATCCCGACCATCGGGATGGCCGACACGGTGTCAATAGCCGCGCCAACGGTGTCGCCGGCCTCGCCCGCCCGGTTGGCCTCGTCGAGGTAGAACGGGATGGCCGGGATCGTCGTCAGGTCGGCAAGGCCCGTCCCGCCCGGCCCGGGGCCTGCCCCGATGCCAAGTCCCGTCGAGCCGAGCAGACCTGCCGTGGTGTGGCGCGGGACGCCGAGCGTGTCCTGCATGAACATCGCCGCCCTGTCGCGCCACGTCGGCTCGTAGGCCGATATCGATTGCCCGCCCTGCGCCACACCGGGATACATCGTCGCGAATGACGGCCGGCCGCCCAGGATCGTCGAGGGGGTAGACCCGCCGAGGATCGATCCTTGCGGCGCCTGCCCGAGAATGCCCGCCAAGTCACTTCCCCTTCTTGCCCTTGGCGTAGCCCTGCTGGAAGCGGGGATCGAGCAGGCCGATCGTATCGTCCGTGTAGTATTTCGCCGCCTTGCCGGGGTCGAGAACGGACAGCGGGTTCTTGCTGCCCATCATCCCGCGGCCGACCTGTCGCCAGAGCAAGCCGCCGGGGCCGCCATAGGTCAGCGCCCACTCGTCGGTGCCGTACTCAGGCGGCCCGCCGCCCCCGCCAGAACCCGAGAGGCCGGCCATGACGGGAGAAGCACCCTGCCCCGGCATCCGCGCCGTGAGCATCCGGAGAGGGTTGAAGTAGGGGTTGCCGCCTCCACCCCCGAGGATGGAGCCCATGCCGCGCTGCTGGCCGCCGAGGATGCTCATCACCCCCGCTCCTTCATCTCCACGAAGCCGATCGGGTCCATGACGCGGAAGATCGGCACGCCGTTCTTGTCGAGCAGGCCGGTATCGACGGGCTCCGGCTCCCACACGGTCTGTCCCTCGAGCATGGGCGTCTCCCGGAGGTCATCGTATCGGGTGAGCCGGGGGCGGGTGACGTAGGCCATCAGAACCTCAACTGGCTCGCAAGCATGCCGCCGCCGAGGATCGTGCTCCACGGGTTGCTGGGCTGCTGCACCGACTGCACGGCCGTTCCCCCTTGGGCACCGGTCCCGCTCGCGATGCCGAACAGGTTCATCAGCCGATCCCAGTCGCTCATGTCCTCGATGGCAAATTTATCCATGTCAGCCTGGAGCTTCTCGCCGGCCTTGCCTTCCTTGGCGGCGCCGACCGCAGCGAGACGCTCGGCCGGGAGGAACTGGCTCTGGTAGACCGAGTCCATCGCCCCGAGCCCGCCGAACATGTTCTGGATGTCCTGCTGGCTGAGGTTGGCCTGATCCCCGAGGATGCCCCGCTGGAGGCCGAGCCCCGACATCGCGTTGGCGAAGTTCTGGCCCTGCACGCCGCTGATGTTGCCGAGGATGCTGTTCTTGTTCGCGAGGTTCTGGTTGAAGTTGTCGGACCGCATCCTGGAGACGACGTCGCCGACCTGCTTCGTCAGGTAGTCGCTGTGCCCGGCGCTCCCGAAGTTGGCGCCGCCGAACTGCCGGCTGATCTGGTCGCCGAGGTCGTTCGCCGTGTTCTGCACGACGTTCTCGAACTCGGGATCCATCGAGTTGAGCAGGCCTCGGTAGTCGCCTTCCGTGTTGATGCTGGGGCCGTTGGTAAGAGCGCCGGCCCGTCCGAACAGGCTGTCGAACCCGGACTGATCGTGCGCGTAGTCGCCGCCGAGAATCCCGCGGGTGAAGTTGGAGGCGCCCTGGTAGAAGGGGTTCCCCTGCTTCGCCATGCTCGTCATCTGCGACATGGCCTGGTTGGACTCGTCGGAGAACGGGACGTACCCTTCGCCGGGATAGGCGTTGAAGCCCGAGCCCTGGTTGAAGAGCTTGTTGCCCTTCCTGAGGACCCGTTCCAGCGTATCGCCCGCGGGCCCCCACGGCTCGTTGGCCGTGGTCTGCGTGCTGGTGTTGCCGCCTTTAGCCATGTGGCTTGTCCTTTCGGAGCACTACGCGGACAGGGCGATACTCGGGGAGCGCTCGCTGCCACCCAAGGCGCCCTTCCTCGATCTCGAATGCGATTGCGCCGGCCTCGAAGGCGCGGCGCTCCAGTTCGGTCAGACAGGGCCGGAGCCACTGCTCCAACCCACGGCCACCGCAGAAATCGACAAAGGCGACGTCGCCATCCCGACCGCGGCGCATCCCGGTTGACGCCACCGCCAGCAAGTCAGTGCCGGCTATTGCCGCCCAAATCTGTCTCTGCCCGGCAAGCGCGAGAGCCTTGAGGTCGGCCGACGATAGCGGGGCGTCCCCGCGCCTCATCGCTTCGGCAAGGTACGGCTCGATCACGTCCCAATACTCCGCGATGTCCTCGCGGCTGAGACGTTCGAGTGCTGGCGTCATCGGCCGTTCGGGCCCTCATCGACCGGTGTCGGCATGGCGCCCAGCCTCGCCTCGGCCTCATCTGCCCGGAGGCGCTGTGCCTCTACCTCGGCTTTCGCGACGGCAAGCTCTGCCTCGAGCTCCGCGATGCGTCCTGCATGCTGAGCGGCGCGACTGCCAAGGAACGAACGCTGGGACTCGATCTCGGAGAGGATCGCCGCGGTACGGTTTGACATGGAGTGCTCCGGGGATAATGCCGGAGCAGCGCCCCGGCTAGTCTTGCGTGTTCTCGACTTCGGCGAGCCACTGCTCGCGCATCTCAGGCGTCATCAGTTCCCAGGCGATGATCGCCGCCCGCACATGCTGCGGGACGCCGCTTTCCCAATGGCCGCGGAGCTGGCGGGAGACGGTCAACTCCGTATGGCCAAGCAGCCTCGCCAGCATTCTCTGAGTGAGGCCGGACGCGCGCGCCCTGAGTTGCCATGGGTGAACGCCGTAGCCCGCCCTGGATGGCTCCTTTCGGCGCCCCTCCCCGGCGAGCACATCCGCCATGGCTTGCTCTACGGCGCCGCGAGCCTCGGCGGGCGTGATATTGAACCATTCGCCGCGAAGTCGATCCTCTCGAAGTAGCCAGTGCGCGCGGCGCTCAACGTCAAGCGCCATGTCGCGATTCACCGGCAAGGCGAAGCTCACCGACAGATCATGCGCGCTGGCCGATTGCAGCATGCGGCGTCGATGCGCGACATCATCCGCCTTGCCGATTTTCTGAGGACCGTCAGCGGGACCAATGACATAGACATAAGCCTGTGCCGGTAGGCGAAGCGGTTCAGTCATCGTCGTTGCTCTCGGCCGAACCGTCTCGCTCACGACGCTGCAATTCGCGCTCGACGGCGGCGCGCACAAAGTCTGTTCGATCCTCCTTCCCGATCAGCACGGCGGCAATGCGCGCGAATGTTCCCTTCGGGAACCGCGCCTGCATGTCCTCTTCCCACCGCCGCTTCCGACCCATGCGGCCGGCATTAACTGATATGAGTTTCTGAGTCACCAACCCACCTCTGGTTGACCGTATAACTCATATGACTTATATATCTCATATGAGTTATTTTCAACCGGGAGGACTACCCATGAAGGCAATCGTTCTCGCAGCGCTCACGAGCTTCGCCCTCGCCTCAGCGGCGGCCGCTTTCCCCAATCCCAACGATTTCTCCTGGATGAGGAAGGACTTCGACCCGAAGAACTATGCCTGGATGAAGGGAGACACCCGTAGCAATCTCTCCGTCCCCGGCTTTCCGCTCACCCTCAAGAACGCACAGTTCCCGCCGGGTTGGACACTCACGCCCCGGGGCGACGGGACGTTCACCCTGCACCCGCCCAAGAGCAACAAGGGCGGAAAGTCGAAAAGTGGCGGGAAGCGCCGCTAGGGCCCGATTCACTCCCAACTGATAACGTCAGTCGTCGACTCTAGACTAAGTCGTCGGTTCGCGGCGTTCTGCCAGACAGTGTTGTTCGTGTAGATGGCATGGCTCAGGTTATGGTCCGAGCTGTGCTCGTAGTAAAAGTACGTGAACCCGCCTGAAGAATCGTCGACCCAAGCCACCACGTCGGTGCTCGGGTTGACGGCAAGGTAATAGGTCGCCACTTCTCTCTCCTACGGCGGGTTCAGCACGGTCCAGAACGTGCCGTTGTGGTACCAGATACCGCCCTTGGTCTCGCTGATGCTGTTCATCAGGTTGCGCAGACCGCCGGCGGCTCCCGCGACCCCTGTCCCACCTTTATTGGTCGCCAGCGGGGCATCCTCCGTGGCAATCGTCCCGAGGCCGATAGCAGTGCGAAACGCGGCTGCGTCTGAGGCGGACAATAGCCCCGCAACGAATGCACTCACCGTCGTCCCCTTGATGATGACGGCGTCGCCGCTAGCGTCACCGATGGTGCCGCCCGCATTCATGGCGACCGCGCCGCTGAACGTCACCGCCCCCGAGAAAGCCGCCGTCCCGCTCCACGCGTTGTTGCCGTCCAGAAGCGGGACCTTCGCTCCGGATGTGCCGACGTCGTACCCGGCGGCCGTTCCGACCACGCCCGGGGCGATGTTCGCAGCCCGCCAATTGGCGTCATCGGCGTCATAGAACAGGAGCAGGATTTGCCCGGCCTTGATCGACCCGACCGCGAGCGCCGAGCCGTCCGCCCGCTTGACGGCCTTCGCCCCCGTGGAATCGACGTTGATCGTGACGGTGGCGTTGGTGTTGTCGGCGGCGGCCTTCACCGCGATCATCAGGCCATCGGCGAGATGCGCGGCCTCGAGCCCGCTGCTCGTGCTCGCCGTCAGGGCATTGGCTGTACCGCCCGCCTCGATGGCCCCGCCGAAGTCCTTCCGCCACTTCGCGATGGCCGCCATCATGCCGCGGGGCACGTTGTCGAGCCCGATCGGATCCATCGTGTCCGACATGACCGGCAGGCCGCTGTCAGCATTGGAATTGTCAGCGGCCGTAGTCGACCACTGCGCGACATTGGTTGCCGTGCTCATCGCCTATCTCCGCTGCGCCCCGGCCGGGGTCGGCGCGATGCGCCAGTAGCTGACGCAGACGTGGTGGCCCGAAGCGCCCGTCACCCTGATCTCGTCGCCGCGCTTCATGTGCCGGCCCGGGATGCACTCATAGACGAGGTTCTCCGTCGCGCTCGGCAGGCCCACCGATGCAGGCACGATCACGAACGATGTCGTGTCCTTGACGCGATAGTGCTCGATCTTGGCCGCGGTACCGATAGCGCCCGTCGAATCCACGACCTCGACCCCGGCGAGGATGATCTCGTCCTCGCCGTCGTCACCGACCGTGTAGCAGGTTGTTGCGCTCGTCCCCGCCAGCGCCTTCATCGCCGAGCGATACGGCAGCAGGCCCGAGAACACCCCGCTCATCGGCCGCCGTCCTCGACGATCATGCCGTCGTCGAAATCGATGCCCTGCAAGTTCTCCCATTCGTCGCCGGCCGGGATATCCCGCTGGAACCGCATGTAGCGACCGCTGGCCCGGGCCGGGATTACGCCTTCCGTGTTCACGCCCCCCGGGGGAAGCACCTGCGCCGCGCCCTGTGGCCGCTCCGAGACTGCAACGCTCCCCGTTCCGCTCTGCGCGTCGTCGATGGCCCGGAACCCGTTCACGAAGGCCCGAGCGCCCGGCACCGGCTGGAACAGCGAGGTCTGCACCCTCGCGGCGAGGCTCTGCCCGGCGAAGAACGACAGCTTCTCGTCGGTCCCGAAAGCCGCAAGGCCCGGAGCCCCGCCCTGCCAGACGCGGGAGCCGAACGGATACGGCACCTGGTCGAGCTGGGGGTAGAGCGTCGCGATATCGGACAGGTTCATCCCCGGCGACGCCGCCGGGAACACCGTCGTCGTATCCATCTCGGCATGCGTCCAGCGCTTCAGGCGGGTGTCATAGGCGATGATGTGGTTGAAGGCGTCGCCGGAACTGTCGACGGTATGGAAGGCCCAGAAGATGCGCTTCCGGACCGGGTCCAGCGCCCCCATGACCTCGTTCACCCGGTTCTGGTCGACACGGTCCGAGAACCAGTCATCGACAAGCTCGAAGCCGATCTTCTCGACGCCTCCGGCAATCGCCGTGAACCCGCCCGGGGAATAGAAGTAGACCGCAGCCTCGTCCTGCACGATCGAGGAGGGGCTGTCCGTCCCCTGCGCATCGAGCACCGGGGCGAAATCGAACGCCCGGTAGGACCCGACACCAAACCGCTGGATGCCGCTCCGGAGAATGACGAGGCCGCCGATCAGCGACGTGACGCCCTGCACGAATCCGCCGTCCCAGAAGGTCGCGAAGTCGCAGGACTTCTCGCCGATCTCCCAATGCAGAGGGTCGCGCTGCCCGGACCAGATCACCTGGATCTCTCCGGCGCTCGCCGCCGGGCCCTGCGCCGCGCCGAGCTGCGCCAGCCAGACGTAATCTCCCACCGTCTTGCAGAATTTCGCCTTGGGGGCGCCGGTAAGGTCTGCGAACTCCGTCCCTGAATCGACGTCGATGTATTGGGGGTTGTCGATGCCGTTGGTCGCGATCAGGTACTTGTCGAACTGCGTGAACGACCAGAACCCATCGCTCGGAAGGCTGTAGCCGCCTGACTTGCTGACATCGATCCAGTCCGCTGACACCCCCGAGAACTTGTAGAGGGCATCCGCCGTGCCGCAGAAGACGACGAAGGTGCCATTGTCCTTGCGGGCAGTGAAGGCGCCGCGAACAGGATCGCCGACAGCCTTGGAAGTCGACGCCAACCCCGGCCACGGACCGTAGGATCGCGCCTTGGGCAGGACGCCCAACGCCTCGCCGGCAAACTCGCTGTCGTGATTGAAGCGATCCGGGGCCCAGACCCCGTAGGGAAGGACCGCCACCCTACCGCCCTCTCCGAATATCGAACGGGCGCCGTGCCATCAGCCCGGCATCCACGGTCAACGGGGCGATGGCTTTCGACTGCGCTTCCTGCGTCGTGATCTGGTCCATAGCCTCGGAAAAGCGCTGGTTCCAGATTTGCGCCTGGCCCGCCGTCTTCATGAACGCCAGAGCCTCCACGAGCGACCCGAACAGGTAGGCATCGGGATGCTGCGTCAGGAGCCAGTTGGTCGGCGTGTCATCGGACAGCGCGAACTTCTGGCGGTAGCGAAAAGCGAAGGTGTCCGCCTGCGCTTCGAGGCAGCCAAGCACGATATTGCTGCCGTCAATGCCCCATGCTGTCGGCGTGCCCGCGACGGGGTCGAGGCGCACCGTGCCGGGAATAAACGGATGCATCGGCTCGTAAATCTCCCCGCCCGTGGTGCGGTGCAGGGAGATTGGCTCGAGGAAGTCGAGCGGGAGTGCGATCAGACGCGACCCCGGCGTGCCGGTGACGGTGGTATCGACCTCGGCCGTCCGCAGAGCCGGTTGCCACCGGTTGAGGCGCGATTCCAGGAGCGCGATGAAGTCGCCGGCGTTGCCGGTAATGGACGAGTCGCCGGAACGGGCGAGCCACGTGCCAATCGCCGTCTTCAGCTCGCCGTAGTTGGTGATCGCCATGGCGGCGCCTCGTTCCCCGAACCGAAGTCGTCAGCCGTTACGGATTGACGACGCCGGGGACGATGTTCTCCGGCCGGAACCAGAAGAGATGGTAGGTCTCGCCTGCCGGGTCGACGCCGCTGCCGGTCGCGTTGACATAGGTAATGGCGAGCGTGTTCTCCGCCTTCACGCGGGCGTTGACGATGCCGATGCCGGCCGAATGCGACGGCTTGTTCACGGCGACGAACATGCCGGGACTAAGGCCGGGGATCGTGACATCGACCTCCTGCGTCGTGTTGGTCTCGGTGATGTTCGCGTCCAGGGTGAAGCTGGTGACGCCGAAGCGGTCCTCGTGAAGCTGCACGCCCATGGTCAGGCTCCTTTCGCAGGGGTGATTGACGAACGACGGGCCAGTTCGGCCCGGATGACTTCGACAGGGTTGCCGGCAGGCTCGATCTGGCGGGCGAGGTCGATGATCTGCGCAACGCTCATCGTCTCGTGCCAGTCCGGCGGGATCTCCACCGTCGGGATGACGCGCGGAGGCGCCTCGATCGCCGGCACCCGCATCGCACGACGCTGGAACTCCGCCATGATCGCCCGCACCGCATCGTCCTTGTCCCGCACGGGCTCGTCCGTGAGCTTCGACGCGAGGGAGCGGAGTGCCGGCCAGCCAAGCTCGCGCCAGCCATCAGGGATATCGACAGCCGTCCGAGCGGCAGGCGTCTCTACGGTGCTCATGCTGCAATCCTGGCGGGGTCCTCGCTCCCGCCGGGCTGGCGGAGGAGGAAGTTGTGGTAATTGCCTGGGTACGCTTCGTCGGCCCCGTGATGCGTCAGGTCGAGGTCGGGGACGATCCAGATTTCGCCGCCGCATTCTCGCCAGCGGCGTGAAAAGGCATAGTCCTCGCCCCACCAGAGCCCTTCATGGGCACCATGGTTGAACAGATCGAAGTGCGGGCTGATCGGATCGCCGTAGATCAGGCCCGGATAGGCCCGCATCAGCCTTGCGACAGCCGCCCGCGTCACCTTGAGAAAGCCGGCCGGGACATTCTCGCCCCTGATGCAGCCGTCTTCACGAAGCATGGGCCGGCCCTCACCATCGGCGAAGATCGAGCCCATGTATTCGGCTTCGGCCTTGCGGAAGCGGTAGAGGCCGGCGACGACATCGCCCTCAGTCCGGATCAGCTTCACCAGATCGCCAGGGCGCCACGACAGGTCATGGTCGATGAAGACGACGATCTCCGCCCCGGCATCCAGCGCCTTCCGCAGCATCGTCGCGCGAGCGCACGAAATGTACGGATTGCCGACCTCGAAGACGGCGGAATGGTCGATGCCGGCCGCGTCGAGGGCCGGCACCGATGCTTCGAGCGCCGCGAGATAGGGCGCATGGGGCCGGGCAACAGTGGGCGTCGCGAAGACGACCTTGCCCGGCGCCGCGGGCACTACGCCGAGCCCTTCCAGAGCCCCAGCGCAGTGAGGGTGTTGCCGATCTCCGCGAGATAGGCGACCTGCGCGGTCGAGAGGGCGGTCAGCGACGCGGTGCCGATGATCGACGTGGCTTGCGCTGCCCCGCTACGCTGCGCCACGGGCGCGGCGCCGTAGAAGGCGACCTTGTCGGTGGCGGACTGCCCGAGGCACGAGCCATCGGGGTTGCCGTCCGAGAGTTGCTTGCCGATAGCCATAGCCGGCTCCTTTCAGGGGTGTTGATTGGTTCAGAGAGCGGGTCGGCGCTGCGAGCCGCGCCGACCTCAGGCCGTGGTCGGCCCTAGTTGTTGGCGATGCGGCTCGCGAGTTGCGGGCGGGCGGTCACGTACCCGTAGAGCACGTCCACGCGGCAGGGCATCGACATGTTGTTGATGTCGTACTGCCGGACGATGGTCATGGAGATGCCGTCCTGCACCTTCCGGGCGGCGAAGTCGACGCCATCCGGGAGCAGAAGGTCGGCCGTCGCGAAGAGGAAGGCGTCCTTCTGGTAGGCGAGCGAGATGCCGTGAGCGGTCGACGCCGTGCCGGCGAAGGTGAGGCCAGCGGTCGCCGAAGTGCTCGGGATCGTGACGTTCTGCTTCGGGCCGGCGAGGATGATCGCCGGGCTGATGGTGACCGAACCGGCACCGCCCGTGTAGTCCGTCGCGACGACGAACTGCTGCAGGACGCCGGTCGACACCTTGGTTTCCGGGTGCACGCGGTAGACATTGGCGATGGTGAAGACATCGCCCTTGTTCATGGCGTTGGCGCCGGAAGCCACGGTGATCGACGTGACCGGAGTATTCGGCTCGGTGGTCGGGAGAGCCGAGGTCCGGGTGTCCGTGGTGTAGGCGGTATCCGCCGCACCGCGGGTGTGCGCCGGGAGCAGCGTATTCTCCGCGAAGTCGAAGCCGGCAGTGCGACCCATGTAGCCTTCGCGGTACTGCTGCGCGATCTTGGTGGAGTCCTGGAACAGGCCCTTGGTCGCATCGACGAGGTCGATGTTGTCCTGGGTGTTCAGAAGCGCCTGCCAGTCGCCCGCCGGGGCAAGGTTGTCGACCAGATGCTTCCGGGCCTGGAGCACCTTGTTCATGGTGATCGCCGCGCCCTGGTTGTTCACCTGGTTGTAGACGTCCTTGTACATCGAGAGCGCGTCGGCCTCGATGTTGGCCGCCAGGACCGACATGGCCGGCTGGATGATCCGCTTGGAGAAATCGTCCAGCGACAGGGTGAGGTCGGCGAGCGTGAAGCTCATGTCGACGCCCTTGATGGTCTGCACCGGCAGGGTCACGCTCGACTCGATGGTGTCCTGCACGTCCATCACGCGCCCGGTGCGAACCTTATACTGGTTCGGCAGCCGGACCTTCAGGGAATCACCGATCTTGGCGCCGGTCTTGGCGAAGCTCTCGTCGTACTGCCGGTTGATGGAGCCGACGAAATTGAGCTTCTGGTGCAGCACGCGGAGGGATTCCCGCGTGACCGCCACAGGGGTCAGAATGGAATTGGCCATTGGAGGCTGATCCTTTGAGGCTGTGGCGCCTCACCGGAGCCCCGCGCATGAAAAAAGCCGCCTCGGAGGGCGGCCGGTCATGCGGGCGGGGTCGGCTCGGTCAGGCGCGTTTCTGGACTTGGGCCATCCGCTTTTTCAGCCACTCCTCGTCCGAGTCCTTGTCGGACGGGGCCGATGAGGCCGCCGGTCGCGAGGTCCCCTTGGAGACCTGCTTCAGCGGCTTCACCGTCGCGGAGGGGTTGGACTGTCGGGCGGCGCCCTTCTGCTGCTTGGCCATGAGCTGGTCGTACAGCATGGCCTTGTGGAGGATCTTGATCGGCCGGCTGTCCGCGATGCTCGAAAGCTCCTCGCGGGTGTAGCCCTGGCTGACGCCGAACTCCGTGATGGCGTTGGCCACTTCCGGACCAAAGCCCTTGATGTCTCGCTGCAGCTCACTGACCGCTTTGGCGGTGCGGTTGGCGAAATCTCGCGCCGCAGTCTCGCGTCGTTCGGTGGCTCGCTTCTCAAGTGCCGCGACGACATCGCCGCGGGAGTCCTTCAGGCTCTGATAATGGCGCCACAGCTTCTGCGCCTCGATGGGGTTCTGCTCGTGGAACTGATCCCATTGAGCCTGGGTGTATTGCTGATAGTGCTTGATCTGGGCATCGACGCTGGCCAGCTTGCCGAGGTCCTCGCGGTCCTCTTCCAGGGCCTTGTGCTGCGCGGCGATGATCTCGCGCGCAGCCTCCACCTGCCGCCGGTCCTCGCCCAGCACCTGCGTCTTGCGGGTGTAGTCGGACTGGCGAAGGAAGGCCTCCTTCAGCTTGGCCGGGACGGCGTAGCGCTCGCCCTCATACTCGATCTCCTCGAGACCGGATGACTCGTCCTGCTCGTCGCCCTCCAGTTCCTCATCGGCGCCGTCGAGGCTTTCGCCTTCCTGCTCGATGTCGGTGTCGTCGGACTCCCCCGCCGCCGGCTCCGTGCCGGCCGGGGCCTCGATGATATCTTCCTGTTCGCTGCCGGGAGGCATCGTTGCATCACTCCGTGTTGCGGTTGGTGACGTTGGCGGCCGGCTATGAACTGCCGTCGTAGACCGACAGCTTCTGTCCGGGCCTGACGCCGCGCCAGACTTCCTGGTTCGCGGCTAGAAACTCGCTGGTGGCGACCGCCGTGGGGTTGTCGCCGAAGACGATCCGGCAGTCCGCGCTCGGGACCAGCTTCACGATGCTGGTGCGATCTGTGAATGCCGAGCTCTGCGTCGCCGTCGTAAACGTCACGGTGGAATTCGCAACGGCCGGCTCCTGCACGAACGGCGAGTTGCCGTTGAGCGCGAGGCCTGTGAACTCCGAGATGTCGAGCGTCGCCATCAGCGCGGTCTCCTACTGACCGCCCGGCCCGGGCCCGAAGGGCGGCATCCCGGGCGCGGGCATGGTCGGGGCATTCACTGGCTGGCCTGCCCCGTTTGCCATCGGCATCGACGCCGCGCGAGGCGGCGCCATCCCAAGGGCGCTCTCCGGCGCCACGTCGGGGCTCTGGACCGCCTGCTGCGTCGTCTGCAGGGCGACGGCCAGAAGCTGTTCGGGCTCCAGCATCGGCAGGACCAGCTTGAGGCGATCCGTCTCCGCCTTGTAGCCGTCGATCTCCGCTTTCTTTGCGTCGATCGCCTTGTCGGTCTTGAGCGCCTTCAGTTCCTCGGCCTGCTCGGCGATCAGCTCCTGCCCCTTCTTGATCATCTCCTGAACCTCAGGGGGCAGGCCCTCGGCGTCCTTCGGCTTCAGGCGCTCCGCGATCTCGTCAGCACCAGGCCAATCGAGGTTCCTGGCGAGGATGTCCCCGATCATCGGAGCCGCCGCGGGGAAGGCCCGGATCATCTCCGTCATCTGTGCCGCGGCTTCTTCGCGGCGCGTCGTGAACGAGGGGCCAGACGACACCGTCAGGTCGTACTTGCCGGCGGCGAGGTCGTAGACCTTCACGATCGGATTGCCCTGACCGTCCGTTTGCGGACGGCCGTCCTTGCTCGTCACAGGGGTCGGCTTGCCGATCGGGATCGTCTTCGGCGATCCGTCCTCACCGATCACGCGCACGATGCGTTCCGCCGTGTAAACGTGAGGAATCAAGTCGATGATGATGCGGCCGGCATGCCGGATCGCACGGTTGAGGTTGTCGATGAAGTGGAAGGTGGATACATCCCCCTCCCTCTGCCGGGCAAGAATGGCCCGGCCCGATGTCTCATTGCTCCGAGCGCCAAGGCTGGCGTCGTAGAGCCCCATGATCGACTTCATGTCGTCCGAGGCGTTCAGCGCCTCCTGCAACGCCCCGGCCGCCGGCCCGAAGTCGAGCGGCTGTCGCTGCGGGACGCCGCCCCCGGCAACGGGGTCGTATTCGATGAATGCGTGGCTGACCCGGTTCGCCGTCGCCCACTTGTTGGCGTCGGTCTTGAATGCACCTTTCGGCCCGATGAACGGAATGCGCGGGGCCAGCGCCACCAGCTCCGTCGAGTTGGTGCGCCAGTAGTTGAACATCCGCTGCGCGTCCTTCGCGTCGCGGATCAGGGAGCGGAGGTAGCGCTTGCCGTCAACGATGACTTCGTCGCCGTAGACCGGCACGATCGGGATGTACCGCCCGGGCCAGTCGTTGGCCTCCAACTCCTCCGCGCCGGTCATGATGCGCTGCGTGACCTTGTGCGCCTTGGTCTTGCGCTCGGCTACCGGCCTGATGCCCTGCGTCGCGAGCATTGCGACGCGCGGGATGCCGCTCTCATCGAACGGTTTCGCCAGCCAGTCGGCGTCGACGATCGTCCCGTCGGACAGCTTGACGATGGGGCGCTCGACCTCGTCGCGCGTCCACCATTCCGCGACCATCACCGTCTCGTCGTCGCACCATGGCGCGGGGAGATCGGCATAGTCCCCGGCCCAGTCGACGGGGTCGGCGCCCTTCCACTTCGCCTCAAAGCGGTCCTTCGTCATGCGCTCGACGACGAAGGCGGAATTCCAGTCCGATGAATCGGCGGAGGTCGAATGCGGGTCCCCGTAGATCAGGAACGGATCCGAAACCCGGTTGATCGTGATGTCGAGGTCGAACGTGTCGTCAAAGGCGTAGTCGAGACCGATCCGGAAATATCCGACACTGGAGGACACCGCGTACTCAACCGCAGTGTCGTAGGCGACATCGGCATTCGACGCATATTCGATGTTGCGGATCAGCCCGCTGATGATTTCCGCGGTTTCGACATCGGCGCCGCTGTCGGCCGGGTGGACCTTGATCGACGGCTTGTTCTGGCGGGCATCGTTGACCACCTGGCGAATGAATGCGTTCATCCGTGGGATCGTCAGACAGGGACGGCCTTCCTTCTCCCGCTCCTGCCTGATTGCTTCCGGCCACTGCTCCGATAACCGAGCAAAGCGAAGGTCATCCTCGGCCGCGGCACGATTCTCGTCCTCGGCCTCCTGCGCCAGTTCGAACGCCGCGCGCGCCTCCGCCAGGATATCGCGCACGGCTTCGCCGCCGGCACGCTCGGTGTCGGTCATGTCGTCGGGTTCGGCCATGCGTTGCGCGCCCTTTGGGCTAGCCCATCCACGCCCCGGCGCCGCCGTAGTGGCGATCAGGCCTGGGGCGCTCGTCTTCGAGCGGCTCGGCAAACCGCAGCATCATGACCCCGTAACGGGTGGCCGACATAAGATCGTCCATGAGCTTCACGACGACACCCTTGTCGCGGTGGTATAGGCGGAATTCCTCGAACCACTCGGTCAGGTGCCGGAAGACCTTGAAACGCCCGGTCTGCATCCGGTCGAGCATTTCCATCAGCCCGGCCTCGACGCTGACGGAGCCATCTGCAAACTGCGCATGGTCGGGGTGCATATCGAGACCCTGCGCGACGAACTGGACCGCGAGCGCCTTGCCGGCGCCTTCCAGCGTCTGGCGGTTGCCGTCCCGCGGCCACATCCAGCGAAGGGCGCCCCATGGCTTCAGCGCGGCAGAATGGATAACCGGTGTCGCCTCGCTCTTACGATAGGCCTTCGTCACGTAGACGATGTCGGCATCCTTGTCCCAGGCCAGTTCAACGGCGGCGAACGGGTGATCCCAGCCAAAATCCATTGCCCCGAGGCGCGCCCACCACTTCGGGATTTCAATGATGTCGCAGGCGATGTCTTCTTCCGGCACCGGGAAGATGCGACCCGATCCCATGACCGGGATGCCCTTCGCCCGCGCCTCTCGCTCGTGCGGCAGATATCCGGCGACGATCGCGGAGCGCTGCTCCGGCGTGTAGTGCTCCGCATCGTCGATGGTCATGAACGTCACGTGCCGCGTCACCGTGCCGTCATCTCCTTCAACTGCTCCTGGGTGAGGAACAGCATGACCACTTCCGACATTCCTTTGAGCGGCGTGAACGTAACGATCGTAATCCCGCCCGTCGCGTTCGTCCGTGTCAGCCCCTCTCCGTAGATGTCGGCGCCTGGCTCCTCATCGAACCAAACCCCGTGCAGGGTTTCGCCCTGCCATTTCTCCCGGCCCTTCTCATAGCTCTTGAACGCCAGCGCGCTGTGCCCGGCCTGGACGTCCCCGCCGCCGCCCCAGCGAACAACGATGCTGTCGAGCGCGTTGGCGATGCCCCGCGCCATCATCGTGTCGACAATGGCGTCTGCCGGGATCATCCCGGTGCCCCACGCCTCCTGCTGCTCCGGTGGGCCGACAAGAACGCGCTGCGGGTTGTCCCGGGTCGACTCCCCCGTCACCCCCGCGGCCCACATCCGTACCGGCGCGTTGAAGACCTTGCCCTCCCACCAGTCGGGATATCGCCCCGTTAGGTGGATAGCCCATTCGGCGCCGCCCGCCCGAGTCTTGCCGAGCTGGTTGCCGGCCATGAACAGCCGCTCGCGGTGGGCGCGACCGGCTGCGTGGAACTCGGCTTGCTTGGCGTAAGGTCGGTACTGCGCGAGCTGGTTAGTGTCGCGACGGCGCTTCTTCTCGGCCAGCAGCGTCGCCAGTTCCCTCCGGATCTCCGATTTCGAGGGATAGGGCGGCGGCAAGCTGCCGGATGCGTCGATCGAGTTCGGCGTCATCAAGGTCTTGCTCCGTGGTGACCTTGATTTCACGCGGAAGGATCGAGGCGACCACCTTCAGATATGCGTCGGGCTTCTCTTCGCGGACCTTCGCCACGGCGCCCCTGCCGTGCTCCTGCCAGTCGGCGTAGAGGTCCGCGATGAAGGCTTCGCCGAGCTTGTTGCGATTCCCCTTGCCCCTGCCAGGGCCGCCGATATTGCCCGAAACGAATCGGCCGGTGTCTGGGTCCTGCTCCGGCTTTGGGTTTGTCCCGCTGGTCATCAGCGCTTCTGCCTGTCGTTGAGCATGGCCATGTGCTGCGTGGGCATAGAAAAACCCGCCTCGGTTTCCCGGGCGGGCTGTGTGACTTGGCGAGGCCGGGCTCGAAACCGGCTCCATTGATTTGACGCCCCACGCTAGCATCAAGCCGTCCGTGCAGTTGATCTGACTGCACTCGCACCTGAGTGGCAGGGCGCCGTTCCTAGGCTCGTCGTCAGCTTCAGCGCGCGTCCTCTGCCGACTAGAATGGCCCAACCGTCGAATAACGGGTGTGTCCTTCCACACCGCTCGCCAATTCTCGAAACTGGTGCCCTAGCGAGGATTCGAACCCCGGACCCGCCGCTTCGAAGGCGGCTGCTCTATCCTGCTGAGCTACTTGGGCAGTGATGGCAAGGCCGGGGCGCTCTACTGCGGTTGAGCTATCGTGCGCGGTCGCGAACCGCTCCACGGCAGGAGTCCAACCCGCCAACCTCCCCTATTCCATTTACCTCAGGGCGTGTGCCTTGTGGGAGCAAAGGCGCAAATCATGCAGGATGATGTAACTGACGGCTACCGCGATGCGGAGACGATGTCAAGAGGCCTCGCGACCGGTACGCCGTGACCAGACAGTGCTTGCCGGCGCGTTGTCTAAGGCACTTGACAATAGGGGTGATCCTCCCCTATACTCCATTCATCGGCAGCACGAAGTTGCCGCCCGCGCCGCGGGGGTAGAGCGGCTCTGGAGACCCAGGATGTACATCACCGCCATCAACCCGACCGACGCCGATCACCTCGCCGAGGTGATCGAGGAGATGCGCGTCCTTGGCGCTCCGGTCATCCGCGCAGTCGAGACCTGCTATGGTCTGGTTGCGATCGAGGGATCGCATCGGCTGGCCGCCGCCGCCGAGCTGGGCCTCTCGCCCGAGATCATCGTGATCGACGAGGACGATATCGTCGACGGGACGACGCTCAACGATATCGCGGGCGATCTCTACGCTGCCGGCAACGGCGTCGTTGGCAACAGTCTGGTCGACTTTACGGTCACCGGGCTCGCCATCGCCGAGTTTGTGACCGGCGCCGACGGTGCCACGTACTCGCTGTGAGGGGCGCGACAATGACCAACCTCACCGCCATCGCCATCGCTGACGTCGTCGCCGATTTGCGCGACGAGCTCGACGATACCGATCCGTCAGAGTGGACCGCCTGGGAGGCGCCCTACGAGGGGGCGACCGTCTCCAACCAGTGCTATCAGATCGTCCACCATGCCGAGGCGCAACGCGGCGGGATCGTTTTCGTCGGGTCTGGGTCATCCGGCCTCACGTCGTGGACCGACGCCGCGACGCCGGATGAGGTCTACGACCGCCACCTCGCCGACGACATGCGGCCCTGATGCCCTACCGCCTCCACATTCCAGGCGAGCCCTCGCGGTCTCTCCGCTGGACGGTGCACGACAGCCGGTCCTCGTACGGGGCCGGCGTCCTGCTCTATGCGCGGAGCAGCGACGTCCTCGACGGGGCGACGTTCCGTCGGCTCCGCGACGAGCGCGGGGCGTGGCTCGAGACCGACCGGCCTGACCGGGCGCGCTCGGCGCTGGCCCTCATGCAGGACGAGAGCCTTGGCTCGCCGCGCGACAATCGTTGACCAGATCGTCGACGCCTTTGGCGACGAGTGGGACGTGCGCGAGTATAGACCGACGGCGCACGGATTCGATCTTGCCCTCGGGTGGCCCTCCGATCGGCCGCGGGGCGCCGGACAGGCGGGCGGCCCGCGCGTGATCCTGACCGAGAATCTGGTGCTCTATCTCACCAGCATGCGCCACACGCCTGCGCGCATCAGACTCCCGATAGGACGCACCGCCATCAAGCGGTTGCGTCGGATCCTCGGCCATGACTGGCAGATCGACCGGGCGGCCTGGTGGGAGGAGCGCACCGACGACCTGTCCGACATGACCATCGAGGAGTTTGCCGCCAGGCATGGCGTGTCGGTCGGAGCCGTGGTCAATGCACGCCATGCCGTTCTCGGCCGCGTTCTCCGCCCCGCGGGCTGGTGGCGGGCGCCCGACGTCGCTGCCCTACTCCTGTCCGACCGGCCGCGGGCGGATATCGCCGCCGATCTCGACATCAGCATCGGGTCTCTCGGGCGGCTGCGGTGGATGCTCCGTCGGTCGCCGAATGGTGCTACGCGAACGTCCGACACCGCCCCGGTCGATCCGGAGATCGCGGAGGCGATGCGGCTCGTGTCGGCGGGGCACACCTACGTCGAGGCTGCACGCGCCGTCGGGCGGGACAAAGACCTCATCCGTCTCGCATGCCGCGCCGCCGGCGTCATTTCACCGAGAGCCGCGCGTCGGGCCGCGAGTCGCCACATCACCGACGAACAGCGGCGCGCAGTGATTGCCCGGGTGCGCAAGGGGGCAACCTGCACCGAGGCCGCCGCAGCCGCCGGCGTCAGCTATGGACAGGCCTCATACATCTGCGCCAAGGCCGGCATCGAGATCGCCAACCGTGTGCACCGCAACCGCGGCACACACCGGGCCATCACTCCGGAAATCCGGGCCGAGGTAATGGCGCTCACGCGCGAGGGCCTGACCGGCATGGCCATCGCGGAGCGTCTCGGGATGCCGGACCCGACCGTCTACAAGATACGGGCAACGATGGGGGTGGTCGGACGGCAGGGGCGCTCGGACCTCACGCCGGAGACCAAGGCGCAAGTCCGCGCGCTCGGCACCGACGGCGTGCCCCTGGATGAGATTGCCGCACGCCTCGGCATCACCAGGCAGCAAGTCTATGGTCTCCTCAACCGGCCGCGCTTACATCGGCGCAGGCCAAACCACGCGCCCGCCGTGCTCGAAATGCTCCGCTCAGGCAAGTCGGCCCGCAACATCGCTGCAACGCTGGGGATATCGCGCAGCACGGTCTACAACATCCACAACCGCGCCCGCGGCGGCAACAAGACGAGGGAGTGACGTGCACGACTGGGAGACTGATCCCCGCCCCTACGACCAGGTCCTCCGCGCCTGGCGCGAGCGGCACGGGTGGACATGGCAGCAGGTCGCCGACGAGCTCCGCGAGCCGCTGACGACGACGCAGGCACATGCCAAGGGCCGCTATACGCCGCCGGATGCCGCCTTGCGCAAACGGCTGATGGCGCTGATCGATCAGGCATGTGCGTCCTCAAGCCGCTTCCCGGCCTCCCGACAGGAAGCGCCGGTGGATCGCGTTGAGCGCGATGCGGAGGTCCCCGACCAGATGCGGGAGGTGCTCGCCCCGCCACAGGATCACATCGAGCGCCGACGCGAGGGGTGACCGCGTCTCGGTGCTGGCCTGCTGGACGCAGTCGAGCACCGCGGTCCATGTCGACCGAGCCTTTGCGCACCACTCGGCGTGGCGGCCCTCATCGAGGGTCCCGCCGCCTGTCTCGCCCGTCCGTTGCTCCGGCGTTTCGATCGCCCGGAGCCATGCCGTGCGCTTGCCGATCCACCATTCCGCCGCGTCCCACTGCGCCCGGCTGATCTCGCCGGCGAGACACATGCGGCCGTGCAGGGTGCCGGCGTTGGGCCGGCCGGCGACGTTGCGGGAGGCCTGCTCCTCGCTGAGCCCGAATATGCGCATGCGGGCCTCCACGGCGACGGACTGGGCTTCCTTCGCCGACATCGCCTCTCGCTGCTGGACGTGCACCTTGCGGCGCGAGGAGCGGCCGTTCCGCTCCCGGGCAATGCCCTGCATGGGCTTTCGTCCTTCCCTGCGCTTCTTCCGCTTGCTCACGGTGTGGTGCGCCCTCAGAGCTGATTGACGTGATCGATGTTGATGATCGAGGCGCGCCAGCCCTTCTGCCGGAACAACTCCCGCAACTGATCCTCCGTCTTGCCCTTGCACCATTTGACGAGGATCGGCGCGCACTCGACGCATTTGCCGTTGGCCACATCCATGCCGGCAACGAAGTTTGGGCCGACGACGCGCACCATCGTCACTGCGCTCATGCCTGCGCTTCCTTCTGGCTTCTCGTCCCGATACCGATGCCGGCCGTAGTCTCCTCCGGGGTAGCTGTCGCCCGTGGTCATGTCGTCCTCGCTCACGCCGCCTCTTCGATCGGGAGCCGATCGTCGGCCCGCAGATAGCTGCGCAGCCACTGGCTCTTCTCGCTGGTCGCGAAGTACCGGTAGCTCTTGTCGTCGAACCAGAGGCCGACCTTGCCCTCGAAGTCGCCGTTCCGCTGCTTGGCGACGTTGACGATCACGCCGGGCTTCTGCGTCAGCGCCTCCCGTTCCTCCTCGGTCTCCGCGGCCTTGATCTCGTCCTCGAGCCGACGGTTCCGCCACACCGTGATGATGTTGAAGGCGTTGGCGCCGATCTCCATCGCGCCCTTGATGTCCTCGGTTTCCGAGGGGCCCGATCGCATCTGCCCGCCCTTCCGGGCATGGGCGACGAGGTGCGTGTGGACGTTGTTCGCGAGCGTCCAGTCGACCAGCCGGAACACCGCCTTTTCCTGCCCCGTGTAGTCGTCGCTGGCGATGCCGAGGCGCATCAGGCTGTCGATCACGAACTGGTCGCAGCCGTACTTGGCGCGGGCATAGTCGAACACCTCGAGCAACCCGTCGACACTGGCTTTGCCGACGCGCTCGTAGAGCAGCAGGCCACGATCGAGCCACGTCAGCGAATTGATGATCGCCTGCTCGGTCGGCCGGTCGACCCCGACCACCTGCTTGCACATGCGCTTGAGGGTCTGCGCCGCCTTCATCTCGAGCGACGACAGACACACCCGACTGCCCTGGTTGATCCAGTCGACGATGCAGTCCGAAAGGATCTGGCTCTTGCCGGCACCGGACTCGCCGCCCCATAGCGTCACCTCCGCCGGACGGAACAGCAGCCGATCGCGGAGCTTGCCGTAAGGCGGGCGATATCCGACATGCGTCTCGTGCGCCGGCCAGAACAGTTCGATGACCTGGGCGCTGAACCCGGTCGGCTGGCGCAGGCCCTCGGGATCGAGGTGCGCCGCGTCGCGAATCGCAGCATCGATCGCGTCCTTGCCGATGCCATCGACCAGGCAGGCGTTCGCATCCTTGAGCGGCAGCTTCACCCGCAGGCATCGATGCCGGCCAAGGCGGTTGGCGATCTCCTCGGCGGCCTCGTCGCCGGGCTTGTCCATGTCGGTGGCGATGTAGATCCGTTCGAAGCGGTCCATCCGCTCGAACTCGCTTTCGATCCATTTCTGCTTGCCGCCACCACCGCCACCGAACGGCACGGACATCGCCGGATGGCCATAGGCCGCCATGCTCAAGGCATCTATCTCGCCTTCGGTGATCACGACCTCGCGGGCATCGTCCGGGATCGCCTGCCAACCGAACAGCACCGGCTCGCAATTCGCCGCAGTCGGCTTCGGGGATGCTCCGGCCTCTGCCTTCCGCACCTTCGCCATGGCGAGATCGCCGCCCGGCAGCAGGAACGGGAAAACGATCTCGGTCTCCGTCGAGCCGACCCGATAGGCCTGGAGCACTGCCGATGGCAGGTTACGATCCACCGTGAGGTAGTCGAACACCGAGCCCGCCGCCGCGGTGCACTTCGGCCGAGCCGGCCGCGTGTAGCTCGGCCGAGGGTCACGGTACGGCGCCGGCCGGGAGAGGCCCAGCCACTCCCGCGCTTCGTTGATCGCCTCGGCGAGGTTCACCCGGCGCACCGCGGACCACAGGTCGATCAGGTCGCCCTTCTCGCCCGTTGCGAAGTCGGACCACACGCCGGCCTTCGGGCCGCTGAGGTGGACCTTGAGGCTGTCGCCCTGCTCGCCATGGATGGACCCGACCGACCATTCCTGACTGAACTTCCGGCCGTTCGGCAGCAGGTACTCGGCGACCGACTGCGCCCGGGATGCGAGGCCGCGCGAGATCTCGGTGATGTCCGCCATCACAGAACCCCTCGGTAGATCGCGTCATCGTTCGGAGCACCGGGCGGCCCGCGCTTTCGCAGCGCCGCCGTGATGTACGAAACCGGGTCCGGCGTTCGCTTGGCCTCGCAGGATTTCAGGGCCAGCAACACCGCGTCGTCGCCGCTTTCTCGCAGCCACTTGCCGATCAACGCTCCGGGGTCCTTTGGCGGCCTTTCCGCCAAAGCCAGCAATTCCCGGCCCTTGGCGAAAATGAACTGCGATGTTGACGGCGGCTCGCCGCCAGAACCGACAGGTTCTGGTTTCTTGTTCTCCCTCTTCCTACTCCCTCCTCCATCCTCCATCTGCGGAGCGCTTCCGGACTTTTGCGGAACCGGGTCATCTTCAAGCGGCCCCGGTTCCGTACTCGGGCCGCTTAAAGCGAGGTACGATCGGTACTCATCCGGCACAGGGAACAGGTAGTTCGGCTTTCTGGGTCTCTGGAACTTGCCGAAGTTCCTCACCAACCCATATTCGCGGCCATCGATTTCCACCTTGCGGACCCGATCAAGCGAGACCAGTTCCGCCAAGATCGTCTCGAAGTCGATCATGTCGGCCGGCAGGATGCGCGCCTTGAGCACCAGAGGCTTCCATTCGAAGACGCCGTGGTCGTCGCATTGCGTCCATAGGAGCGGCCAAGCTGCCTTGGTGTAGGCCGACATGGCCATGTAGGCCTCGTCGGTCGCCATCTCGGGGAAGATGCTCCGTATGCGAGCCATCTCAGGCGCTCCCTAGTCCAAGGTGATCGATGATGTCGGCAGCGTCGCTATCGGTGAGGATTGCGACGTCCGGCGAACGGAGGTGCAAGATGAGCGCTTTCATGGTGGCCAGCGTGGCGCCGTTGCCCCGTGCGCAGAGCAGCATGGCCGTTACGGAGAAGCGTAGGGTTCTCCGCGCTGTGTCCTGGGACAGGCGGGAAAAATCGATGTGGCCCGCGTCAAGATCGCAGAGGTCGGGATCGGAATGCGCGCTCATGCGGCGGCCCTCTCGACCGGCTTGTCGTGGAACACGAGGCGATAGCCGGTATGCCAGACGTTGCGGATGCTCAGGCCGAGCGGTGCGAGGCGGCGGCGGAGGTTGTGCAGATGGACCGACAAGACACTCTCGGACCACTCCGGCTCATCGTCGCGCCAGTAGAGGCTGGTCAGGATCGTGTCGGTGGTCGCGTGCGCCGGGTACTTTTTCCGGATCGCCTCGAAGACCGCGGCCTGGCCGGGGGTGAGATTCGCCGTCGCGCCGAAGCGCGAGACGACAAGCCCGTCCGGGCTCACCATCAGCGTCGCAGCGTCGCTCACCGGCTGGCCGCAGCAAGGGCATGACACCGTCATGGACGCACGCGCTCCTGATGCTTGCGGAAGCCATGGATGACGGTCGTGTGGTCCTTGGACAGGAAGCGGCCGATCTGCGGATACGACTTGTCGGCCTCGGAGCGGCAGCGATACATCACCTCCTGCCGGGCGATGACGATAGGGCGAAGGCGACTGCGGCCGGTTATGTCCGACACACGCAGCCGGTGCTTGGCCGCAACCTCGGTGAGGATGTCCCGCATCATGATCCGCGCCGTCATGCGGCTTTCTCCGCGCGGCGGGGCAACAGCAACGGTTCGCCGCAGTCAATGCAGCGGGGCGTGATGCGCCATGGGCTCCTGAGGTGTTGCTGTCCGGCCGTAGGATGCTCTGTTCCGCATCGGCCGCAGATGGCGAACCCGTTGTCGGACGCGGCGCGGATCTGGTTGCAGGTGGGGCGCTCCGTCATGCCGAGCCTCCGCTGAGCGGGATGACCTCGAGCCGGAGTGCCGGCCGCTCGCCATAGACCTTGATCTGCGTGATGGCGACGACCTGTTTGTCGTCGACCCACACCACGCCGTTGAGCGCGTCGGTCAGCTTCAGGATGTTGTCGAGGTCGGGCTTGACGGTCGGCCGCACCGCGCCGGCAAGAGCCGCAGCGCGCTTCTTCTTCGACCATGTTCCCGGTATCGGGAAGATCGCCATGAGCTTGAGCAGTACGGGGCCGGCGAACAGATCACGGCCGCGCATCGCATCGACGGCATAGGCGCGAAGATCGCCCTCGTAGGCACGTGTCGCAGCGTCCGTGTAGGCGCGGCCGGTGGCGCGACTGAAGCGTGGCCTCCCCTTTCCTCGGGGAGGCCCTGCCACTTGGATGATGACGGCCGCGGTCACGTCAGCCTCAGTGAGCGTGCGCCGCAGCGCCGTTGTCGGCGTGTGCACCGATCGCGCCGGCAATGCCGTTCGCCTCGATCTCGTCGAGGGCCTCCTGCTCCTCCGAGCTCACCGTCCCGAAGTCGCGGGCGTCACGGGCCTTCTGCGCATCGATCAGCGCCTTCTGTCCGGCGTGCCAGCCTTCGGCGTACTGGCCGAACTGAGGCACCGACGGATCATAGGGATTGGCGAGCGGCAGGTCGGACATCGCATCCCGCTTGCCCTCGGCGAACGCACGATCGGTCGCCGGCATACGGTCATCGAAGAAATCGAACTGCGAGCCGAGCGGAGCCGCCATGTACATCGCCGCGCGCTTGGCGCGTTCCGCCCGTGCCCGAAGCTTCTCCTCGCCGTCGTCCGTCTCCAGGAGGATCATGTCCTTGATCAGGTCGAGTCCGTCAGCGCCGAGCTCGGCCTTGATCAGCTTGCCGGTGTTCTTCAGCGCAGCATCAGCCGCCTTCTTGGCACCGAGGTCGGTCTGGTACTTCTTCTTCCACTGGAGGGCGAGCGCCTGGCGCTGCTCCTCGGTGAGGTCGGGCGGAGCGGCCTTGGAGTTGTGGCCGATGCTACCGTTGGCCTCGGTGGCGTCGGCATTGCCGACGTCGTCGCCGGCGGCCGGCGTCTCGATCGTCTCGTCCTGCTTCTTCCGTCGTGCCATCTCTTCTCGCTCCTTTGCGGTTGGGCGGCGCAGAAATTCCGGGATCTCGAGATCGTCGTCGGTCATCGCCTTCGCCTCCGGGCATCGCGGAGCATCAGCGCCAGCGAAGACACAAGCGCGCCGAGCATCAGGACGATCCAGATGCCGAGTATCCAGAAGAGGAAGGCGGTGGCGGGGCTCATGCAGCCTCGCGACGATGTGCGGGGTGGAACGTCGCCGCGATATGCCGGCTGAGGGGCAGCGGGATTTTGGCAATCATCGCCGAGGCGAACTTGCGTTGCGGCGATTTGGAACTGAAGGACGCCATCGTCCCGCCTTTGCGGGCTTCCGCGAACCAATCGCCGCCATGCTTGGTGCCGGCCAGCGCATGGACGGGGTTCTGCCCCACCACCTTCTGGCCCGGCGACCCGATGTTGAACCACGAGCCGCCGGTGTTCTTCGTGGCGCGAGCGGCATGCGTGTTGAACCCAAGGCCTGGCACATGCTTCGGGTGGCCTGGCGGGTACCATCCCGCGCCCATCGTCGGCACCTTGATATGCTTCGCCGCGGGCATGAGTGCCGGCACGTCGCCCCACAGATGGAACGAGCCGTAGTTCCACCGGCTCCGACCCACCCACGGGATCGCGCCGCGCACGTTCTCGACGACCATCGGGATATGCCGGCCGGCCGCCTCGCAGGCCTCGCGCTGGATGCGGAAGCAGGCATTGAACAGGCGGTTGAGGTGTTCGAGCTCGGCGCCGGTCTTATCGGCGCGGATCGCGGCGGCCTTGGCCTTCGCCTTCGACCATGGCATCGCCATGTAGGAGTATTCCTGGCACGGCGGCGAGGCGACGATCAGTGCAGCCGCTCGGAACTGCGAGCCGTGCAGCGTGAGCACGTCCTGCACGACGAGCTGGGCCGGGTATTGGTGCTCGCCGTAGACGTGCCGCTCGATGTCGAAGCCGACGACGTCATAGCCCTCGGCGAGGAGGCCTTCGGTCCAGCCGCCCAAGCCGCAGAACAGATCGATGGCGAGAGGGGCGCCCATCACGCGCCCCCATCGTCGGAGGCCGCGACAGGCGACCGGCCTACGTCTTTCTTCGCCCGCGCAACCAGCGCTTCCAGAGCGGTCGCGTAGCGATCAGGATCACCGTCCAGACCTTGCCGCCGAACGACGTCGAGCTCGTGCTCAAGGTTGGCGATCTGTCGCTCGATGAGCTGCGCGGCTGCTTTGTTGAGTCTGTCATAGACGGCTGCCGATATGTCTTTGAGACGGTTCTTCCGGAGACTGGTGAGCGTCCCCGGAGCGATGCCGAGCCTGCCGGCCACAATAGGGCGGGCATCCTCGATTGGCACCCCGGAACGCTGCGCGGCATCCTCCTCGAGGAGCCGGGCATAGCCCCGGGCGTTGTCGACAAAATCAATCGCGGTCACCGTTGTACCTCTGGCTGGTACGCGCCGTTCCATCGTTTGCTCCATAGTCGTGCCCTGACGAACACGACGGGAGCGGAAACGCTTCCACGGTCGAGACGGACGTGCTTGGCGGCTTTGGCCGGCTCGACGGAAATGCAGGGAGAAGGCGAATGCAGGATGCGCTGGAAGCTCGGGTCGAGGCCCTGGAGATCGCGCTTTCGCTGCATGTGGCGAAGACGTATCGCGTCGCCTGCTACATCGCAGACTGGGCCGACGACGAATGGATCGGCTTCATGCAGGGGTATGCCGGGGAACTGCGGCGAACCGGGCCCGAGCACATCGGCGTCATCGTGGATCGGCTCATGGAACGGCTGGTGCCCGGCGACAGGGAGGGGGTGCCGCCGGGCACCGCTCGACGCGCCGGCACTGGGGAGATCGGCGCGGAGGGGAAATGAGACGCGGCAGAGTACGCCGCCATGGCCGGGCGCTTCCGATGCCCTCGATGAATGGGAGCGCCCGGCCTTCATGCTGCCTCCGCGAAGACGGACACGGAGCGCGCCATGTCGAGCAGGACATCGCGGAACTCAGGCGGGGTCGCATTTCGGATGCGCGTCTTGTCCTTGCCGCCGACCATCGCCATCACGCCGATGCGGCGGGCCTTCTCGTAGCCGTGCTTGGCGAGGGCGACCGGGTGAATGCGCTGCTCCGCTCGCCCCCAGATCAGGCTCGGGAGATCGCAGTGCGCTGCGTAAAGCCACGTCGGCTTTCGCGAGAAGTGCCCGTAGTGCCCCTGTTCGACCTGGCATATCCAGCCGATGCCGTCATTGGAGCGGGACCAGCCCAGCGCCATCGGCTTCCCGAGCCCGAACCCATGCTCCTCCCCAAACGCCTTGCTGTCCTTGGGGTGCTCGATGACGCCGCCGTAGGTGCGGACGGCTTGCAGCGCATGGGCGAAGCAGCCTCCATCATCGCCGGTTCGCGCGATCCTGCCCGTAATCGGATGGGTCTCGCTGTATCGGCCCCACCGCTGGCAGGGTGGGTGAGCAACGACCGGATACGGCCCGGCATAGAGACGCGCGTCTCGCGCCAAGTCCCATGGATCGACATCGGGCAGGCCGTAGTACACGCCGTTCGTCTCGACGAAGAGGGCCGCGACGCGCATCTACCCCCTCCCCTGCTCTGTGCGGGCGAGGAATGCGGGCATCTCGGGCCAGTCATCGTCGGGATGAGTCGCCGCTGTTCCCGCAGGAGTGAGGCCATCGTCCTGCGGCGAGGCTTCGGGGTTTGTGCTCTCGGGGCCACGCCCCGAGCAGGTCCGCCCCTCGCGGCTCTCCTCAACTGGATAGGTGCCATCGCTTTCTTGGCGCGGGGATGGCTCCGCGGTGGAAGCGACAAGGGCCGGGGCAACCGCCGACCCGGCCTTGTCGTCCAAGCTCGCATCAGTCCCGACGCTTTCCTCGGCTGCGAGGTCGGGGGTCGCAGGCGCAACCGGCGATGCCGGGACCGAGGCGATGTACGAGCGGAGCTGGCCGGAGGCTACGGCGCTCATGCTGCCGCCTCTGAGGTGGGGGCGTTGAGGGTGGCCTCGATCTTCCGCAACGTGTCGAGCGTGATCGACTTGCCCGACCGAAGGCGCTCAACGAGCTTGCCGTCGTTGACCGCCTTCCTGCCAAAGGTCGACGGCGCCACGTCATTCGCCGCGCAGTAGGTCTCGATGCGTTTGAGGAGTTCACTCTCTGTGGCCATGGGGCGGTAGCATAATGGGCTATAGCCCATCCGTCAATGGGCTATTACCCACGTGACCGCTATGGTTGCGTTGGGCAATCTCCCATCATGGAGCATGAGTGGAGGAAACGGCTCCGGGGCTTGGTGGGTGGCCCTGGGCAGCCGACGATGAAGAAGCTCTCGCTGGATGCGGGTCTCGGCGAGACCTATGTGCGCGACGTACTTGAGCGCGACCGCGTTCCTACAATCGACAAGCTCCAGAAGATCGCGAATGTCCTCGGGACGACGGTCACGCGGCTGATCGGTGAAGACGACGGCGAGGAGACGTTTGTCCCCGTGCTGTCATGGGTAAGCGCAGGGCAGCTCGCCGAAGGCGAGTCAACGCCAAGCGGCGAAGGCAAGACGATCCCGGTGGCTGGCTTGTCGCGCGGGGACTATTTTGCCCTCCGAGTGGTGGGCGATTCCATGGACCGCTATTCGCCGGAAGGGTCCTTCATCATCGTCAATCGGGCCGAAACGAAGCTTGTCCCTGGGAAGCCGTTCGTCTTTGGGCTCCGGGGCGAGGCCACCTATAAGCTGTGGCGGCCGGGCCCGCCTCCCCGGCTCGCGCCGTATTCTACGAACCCGGCAAACGAGCCGATCTTTCCAGATCAGAAACGAAAGGTGTTCGTCGTCGGGCGGGTCCGGCGCACGATTTTGGACCTGTGATATGCATTGGGTCCGCTACGCCTGGGGTGTCGTAGTTGGTCTTTTCAATCTGGTTGTCATCCTGTGGGTCTTCTCCCAAGTCTACGAGCCAAGGGACAAGCTTATTGTGGCGATCCTGGGCCTCATCTACACAACGATGCGCAGCATCGCCTTGCACCAGGCTCTCTACTTCACGACCCAACTCACGAGCATCCACCTTCGTCTCGCCGTCATCGAGCGGGCGACCGGGATTAAGGCACCCGACCTTATCGATGACGATGACGACGAAATGGCTGAAACGCAGGTCAATGCTGAGCGAATGCTGCGACGATCCCACGCCAGGCTGTACATCGACGCCGTGTTCATCGCTCTGGCCTATCTCGTCTGCCTGTACGTAGTATTCACCTCGCTCAGCGATATGCGCTGGCGCTACTGACAAAGGCACCGGCACCGATGGCTGACGGCCCGAACCATGACCTGATCGAACGGCTGAAAATCGCCTCCGAAGAGGCCGACGACATGCTGATCGCGGATATCGTCATCCTCTTTGCCGAAGCCGCGCTGGCGCTGATCCAGGCGGACAAGGAGAGGGTCGGTGTCCTCAAGGCGCTCGGGGTGAAGGAGCCGGTGACGGGGACGGGCTAGGCGACGATCAGGTTGCCGATCATCACCTTGTAGGGCTGGATGTGCACGTGCACGACGAGCCGCACGCCGTCCTCGGGCTTGTCGACGCCAGGTACCGGCTCCAGGAGCTGGTCGGTGGTGACGGCGATATCGGTGATCAGTCGGTCATCCTCGAGGAGCACGTAGAACGGGTCCTCGCCCTCCTGAGGCGTCTGTAGTCCTGCCCCGGCAGCGGCCCCGAGCTCCGACACGTTCTTCGCCTTGCGTAGCGCGTCGAACAGCGTCTTGAGCCGATTATCCACATCGTGGATTGCGTGGCCCGGCGGTCCGTGGCGCAACATCAGAACGTCAACCTTGCAGATCAGGCCGCTGACGTCAGAAACAATCGGCTGCCACACGAACCCGTCGTGCCGCATCGTCGGGAACAGGTCGTTCGGGCCATCCTTGTGGATCCGTTCGGCGATGGCCACTAGGCCGGGATGAACCGCCCACAGCGCGGCAAGCTGCTGGTGGAAATGACGGCGGATCGAGTGCACATGAACAGAACGCCCCCGAAGCCGCCCGTCATCGCGGTGAGCGAACAGCGGGCCAGCGTAGGTCAGCCTGAACTCCAAGATGCCACCCTCCCCCTCGGCGTAGTCATCCGAGCGTAGCACCCGCTGCACCGGCCGCCAAAGCAGCACCATCACTCCCTCCTGATTCGCCCGCTCCAGGTGGGGCGGGGTGGGCCCGGTGGTATCACGTCCGCGACGAAATGGGAAATAGCCCATTGACAGGTGGGCAATAGCCCATTACAGTTGTCCTCATCGAACAGAGGGCAGACGATGACCAACGCCTCCGCCTACAGACACAACGGCCGGAAGATCGTCACCAGCCACCTCCGCCCGCCGATCCCGTTCATGGCGATGGACTGGTGCGCCTACTTCGACGGCGAGGAGGAGCTCGGCGGATATGGCTACGGCCGGACTGAGGCCGAAGCGGTCGCCGACTTCATCGACAACCTCGACGACTGACCGGAGGCCCGACGATGACCCCCTACACCGCATCCGAACTCCGGGCTGAGATTGCCCGCCTCACCCGCCAGCGCGACGAGTGGAACATCCTCGGCCTGTCGGACTGGGACAGCGACGCGGAAATCGCCGCCGAGATCAAAGACCTCGAGAACGAGATCGAAATGCTCACCGAAGACGACTCGGTCGTCTCTGAGACGAAGGAGGCCGCATAGCCATGTCCGCAAGCTTCTCCCGCCCCTCGCCTGCCCGTCAGCAGTTCCGTGCCTCGCTCAAGGCCGACCCCGGCGAGGAAGGTTTGTGCTCGGCTTTGAGCGAGGCCGAAAAGCGCCTCGACAACATCCAGCGCATCATCGGCTTCCGGGTCGATAACGATGCTCCGGCTGCCAACCACCAGATCCTCGACGACATCCGTCGCATCGCTGACGAGATCAAGGCGGCTGCCGACCGGTACCAGTGGGGGCTGTCGTGAGTGCCGAGCGCCGCTTCCTCGAATGCCAGTACTGCGACGGCACTGGCGAGGTCTGCACCGGCACCGCGACCATCTACGAGCACGGCTGCGGCTTCTGGCACGACGACGCGATCATGTCGCCCTGCCCCGAGTGCGAGGGCACCGGCCGCGCCGAGACGCCCGTCTCTCCCGTTGAGCGCGACGACGACCTCGGCATGATCCGGCGCTACGAACTGCCCACGCTCACCGTCCTGATGTTCGTGTCCGTTCTCGGATGCTCCTGGATCGCAGAGCAGACATTGGCGAGGGGGATGTGATGGATGCGTGGTCAGCACCTTGGTCGGTCAAGACTGGCAGAAACGGCGCGTTCTCTGTCGTCAACGCCGACGACTATCCGGTCTGCCGCATCGTCCATTGGACGCCTTCCGCCGATGAGATGGCGGCCCGCCTGATCGCCGCCGCACCGACTATGGCCGAGGCACTGGAACAGTGCGCGGCCGGGTTTGATGTGCAGACCGGCGACGTGGTGAGCATGGCCGCTTCCCTCGCCCAAGAGATGGTCCGGAGGCAGGAGATCGCCGAAGCCGCTCTCCGTGCTGCCCGTGGCGAGCAGGGGGAAGGGTGATGGACGCGGATTTCGCCGTACGCCTCACCGGCATCGTCGCCAAGGAAATGGTCGCCGGCAGACGCGAGCCGGAGAGGATGTCCGCCGCATTGGAGGGGATGCTCCGTTCGACGGCCTTCATGATCAGCATCATGTCTGGCGGCGACCCGAAGGTTGCCAGCACGCTGTTAGAGGGCAGCATCGCCTACCTGACGGATACAACGACGGGCTTCGGTCCGCTCTCGCAACTCTTTGCCGAGCCAGAGGGGGACTGACCATGGCTCGCAAGCGCCTCTCCGCCCGCGAACGCGAGCGCTGCTACGACGACAACGGAGGCATCTGCTGCCTGTGCGGCCAGCCGATAGAGCATGGCCGCCAGATGGAGATTCACCACGTCATCGAGTTGGCGGCCGGCGGCGAGGACGTCCCCGAGAACCGCAAGCCCGCGCACGTCAAATGCCACCGACGCTACACGGCCGAGGTCAGTCAGCCGAAGACGGCCAAGATCCGCCGGCAGCGGCAGAAGTACATCGGCGCCAAGCCGAAATACCGCTGGCCCAAGAGGTCCATGCGCCAGACCCTGGAGGCACGTCGATGAACGCTCACGCGAACGAAATCGTCATCGTGGACGAGGCTCCGGCCGGCCGCGAAGTGACGCCGCTACAACTGCTCGACCGGGCTCTGTCCCGCGGCGCCGACATGGCGACGCTGGAGAAGTTCATGGACCTCCAGGAGCGCCACGAGCGCAATCAGGCCCGGAAGGCTTTCGACGCGGCGATCGCGCTGGCGAAGGCGGAAGTCCCGGTCATTCGCAAGAACCGGGTGGTCGACTTCACCGGTAAGACCGGCGTCCGCACCAACTACGTATTCGAGGATTTGGCGGAGATCGCCCGGTCGGTCGACCCGATCCTCTCCAAGCACGGCCTGTCCTACCGCTTCCGCACGTCGTCGCCGCCGAACGAGCCGGTCACGGTGACCTGCATCCTCTCGCATCGCGACGGGCACGCCGAGGAGAACACGCTAACCGCCGGACGCGACGACAGCGGCAACAAGAACAGCATCCAGGCCATCGGCTCGACGATCACTTTCCTCCAGCGCTACACGCTCAAGGCAGCGCTCGGGCTGGCGGCGGCGGCTGATGACGATGGGCGGTCATCGGAGCCGGAGAAGGGGCTGACGGAAGATCAGGCCGCCGACCTCCGCTCGAAGATCATCGAGGCGAATGCCGACCTGCCGAAGTTCCTCGCCAAGTTCGAGATCGAGCGCATCGAGGACCTCCCGGCCGGCCAGTTCAAGCGCGCGATGGCCCTGCTCGACGCGAAGATCGCGAAGGGAGCATCGGCATGAAGATCATCCGCTGCATCGACGTGGAGACCACCTCCAGCAAGGAACCGCCGGACGCGGCCATCTGCGAGATCGGATGGCACGACGTGGTGATGACGGAGGCCGGCGAAGGTCGATGGGTGCCCAGCCTGCGACCGGGGTCTGGTGTGGCTCAGCTGGTCAACAGCGGCATCGAGATCGAGCCTGATGCGCGCGCCGTGCACCACATCAGCAACGCCGATCTGGCCGGGGCGGCGACGCTCGATCAGATGCTGCCGGCGCTTCTGCAGGGCGCGGACTTCCTCGCGGCACACAGCAGCGCCTACGAGAAGAAGTTCCTTGATGTAGCGGTCGGCGGCAAGGTCTGGATTTGCACGCTCAAGGCCGCGCGTCGTGTCTGGCCCGACGCTCCGTCGCACAGCCTGCAAGTACTCCGCTACT